GGTAGTATCTATTCCTGCTACCATCAGCCTAAATCTTAAAATATCACCTGCACTAGATGTTATTTCATCTCCTATTATATCGTAACCGAATGTTATTATTTGATTATTATTATTATTTTCAGAACCTAAAGTAAAATGAACCGGGAATCTATTTGCAATTTCAATAGCTGTATCTTCAGGCATATTGAAATCCTGTACACCTCCACCCTGTGATAAATTTTCATACACAACTTTTATTCCATAGTCTTTGTTTACATCTGTAAATCCAACACACAAATGACCCGATATACGAAACTTTGAATTATCTAGCCTAGGTGTAATAGATACAGATGGGATAGCAAAATTCCTCCAAGTATTTTCTGCTGTAAATGTATGGTATTTATTTTGTCCATATGTTTGATATTCAATATTGGGTGTTGCTAATAATAATTGTGCATCAACATAATCTTTAATTGCTTTGGTTGTTGATAACGAATCATCTGATGCACCCGTTGTGCCATCAACAACTGTATCAACATCAATAGCTCGAGGATCAGCATTGGATCCCGTTAAGTTACCTATAACTTTCGGGCTTCCTATCTTTTGCATCTTCTTAAATTTTATTTGATTATCACCAATGTTAGCCTCTTGCATTACACCGGCTTTCAAGTAACCACCTGTTGGATCTACTATGATTGTAGATTCATCAGCAGTCTTCTCAACACCTGTTACAAATGATGTACCACCTATAATATTATTCAATCCGGTGTGTGTAACTGATTCACCGGCTAAAAATTGTTTACTTGTTTCTAATATGTCTGACATTATATTGCTTCGTTAGTTGATCTAAATGCTTCTGTTGCACCAACCTTTAGTGCTCTGACACGAGGTCTTCCTTGTGGACGATCAAGTTGCATTTGAAAACCGTAGGCTCTTTTATTGCCCAACCTGCCACGAACTGACACATCTTCATTTGCACCCAACTGTCCATCTATATAGGTTGATAATTCTTTGAGATCTATTGTACCATCAATATTTTCTGTTATACCTGTAATAGAAATATCTGATTCAATATTATCTGCTGATTGTATATGTAAGTCAAAGTTATTCCACTTCTTTCTATCAATAGTTTTTGCAGTATACATTCGGGTTTTCATCACACCGGCTACCTGTGGGGTACGAACTAAGTCATCCGGATCTTGTCCCGGCAATGCTACTGTAGTAATAATACGATCGTCACCATTTAATGTAGAATCCAACTTATGTATACCACCACTTCTACCCATACAATAAACTCCACGGGTATCACGGTCACCTGCTACTAATAGCTGTTTGTATTCAAAGTTAGCATTATCAACCATATCAACTGACTCCCATTGTTTATTTAAAAAATTAAATACCAATACGGCATTATTGAATTGTGCCTCCTGAATCGTTAAAGTCTCATTGCCGTTTTCATCAATAGAACGAATCTCCTTATTCATTGGGACTGCTATGTAATACCTATTGTCAAAGTAAACAGCAGAAGATTTATCCCATAGATTCTTGTTTATTAAACTTATCTGAGGATTAATAGCTTCACTTAATGGTACTTCATTACCTCTAAGATTATATAGGTCTTGGAAATTTGCACCGTATACACCATTGTCTGATAGGAATAAAACATTATTCCCAACCTGTATAATACTATCTCGGGCTACACAACCTACTTCATTTGTTAATAGTTGTGTTTGTATAGAACCTAGATCACCACTACCCACAGCTAGGTGTATACTATTCCTGTTAAATACCAATAGCTTGTCATCCGAGAATGAATGTAATCCTACTAAGAAATCAGATGTTCCTGCATTAAAACGAAACTTAGCATACACCTGATCGTAAGTATCCGAATCAAGTATGTCACTAAATAGTATTTCATCCTTTACACCATTAGGTGTAATAGTAGTATTTGAAAACTCATCAGTTCCTTGTACAAATCTATAAGGAACAACTAATCGTCTTTGATGGTATACACCGAACTCAGGCATAGGCATATGAGTAAATCCTAAGCTGATTGATACAGGTTTACCAAACTGTATCTCGTGTGAACTACCACTAGTAAAGTCCGGGTGATCTACAAAGAATGTTATTTCACCATTATCAGACTGATCATCAGAAGATGGTGTTGCACTCACTACATCAAAAAACTTTCCTACCAATGCACCGAGTTCTGATTGATCTTGGGCAAACCTTATCTCTATTGTATCGGTAGCTTTAATAGCTGTGTCACCAAAGTTAACAAAGTTACTAATTGTACAGGTTCCATTGTTTATAACAAAGTCGTTATCTTCTACCGAAATTGTTAATGGCTGTGCAAACTCACCATTCTTAGCAGGAAGAAATGCCGGTACTACATCAGCTGTTTCATCAACTGTATATGTATCAGCTACTGCTGAATCTACTTGATATGTTATGGTAGTTGATGTAGTTGCAATTATATCCTGTATGCCATTAGGATCATTGGATGTAAATCCTATATTTATTACACCAATTTTATCATCAACATCTAAACCGTGTGGAATGAAAGTTTCAATAGTTACTTCATCACTTGTTATTGTTGCTGATTTAATTCTAAGTGGTTCAAAGAACTTTTTATTTTCTAAAGCTACCTGACCATTTCTAAATATAAAGATACGATTAAATACCTGTAGCATATCTGCCTGAGGGATAATCGATTCGTTATCAGGAATAAGGCAATTAAAGTTTTCTTTCGTAGATAGGTTGATTGCTTTTACTAAACGGCTAGTACATAGTAATATGTACTGACTATTAGGAGAACCTGCATCTACATTTGGATCACTATAAGATGTTGCCGATCTAACAAATGATGTAGCTGATTCATCTAGCAATAATGTACCTACGGACGGATTAAATAAAGTAGTTGATTGAGTTTGATTAACCGGATCAAAAGGTAACTGAAACACAAGGGTAGTGTTTTGACCCTCTGTTATCGTATATGATCCTGTACCTGTATCTGTTATCTCAAAGGTAAAAGAATCTGTAGCAACTGTATCAATGGTATGTATTCCGTTAGGATCAGGTAATGCACCGGGTACTACACCTACTAGTTCTATCTCTTCACCCTCTAAATATATGTGACCAACAAGATCTATCGTAACAGTAGTCCCACTAATACTTATACCTTCGGGTATAAATGGCAACCTAGCTATATTGCTATTAGGATCCGGTCCGGGATCTCCATTAGGTAATGCAACAAACTCACTAGGGGTAGGTAGTCTAAGTGAATCAGCACCAACAGTAAAAGGTGGATTCAATACATCTACACCTTTACGAACTTGCCACTCACCATTAATATCTAACCTGCCATTCTCTGATAAAGATAGCACACCTTGATCTAGTTGATCAGGACGAAGACGGCTATTGAAGCCGACAAACCCACTGTCCATCTCTTCTACAACAGGATCGTCTGAACGACCGTACTCTCTATATCTTCCCGGCATTAGCAATTCCAAGCTCGTCTTGACCAATAGTTGGCTGACAGCTTATTTGATTTCCCTTTTATTCCACCACTCCTAGCACAATAGCTTTTCTTACGGGCAGGTTTGTTTTTCTTAATAGTCATATTGGCATCACCAAATCTGACAATCTTTTCTTTGCCACCCTGACAAGCTTTGACAACAAACTTCTTGCCACCCTGTACATCTCTACGGGGTGCATTACATTTCATTTTCTTTTTATCAATAGCCATTATTTAACTTGTGAACTGCCAAAGTAAAAACCAACAATAGCTAATACTGTTTGACGGATTTCAGGTAGTATAACATATCCCTGTAATGTTTGATAGTTAGTATTCTTTAATAAGCCCCACAGCCAAGTCTTCTCACCACCAATGGTAATACCCTCAGGACTGTGTGCCAAAATAAATGGAGCTACTACTACAGCAAACAATACCACTATAACAATAAGTCTACGAACCCATTCACCACCTCTTTTGTATGCTTTGTCGTGACTCTTGTCAGCAGATGCTTGCTTACGAATTACAGCATCAACTGTTGATTGTTGATTAGATATCATTGTACCTATTAGTTTGAATACAAATCCCGAAAGACCTCCACCAAACATTGCTAATAATTCGGGTGTCATTACTTCTTAAATCCCTTCTTCATATTCTTGTATGCCTTAGGGGATATGGTTGAGTTTTTCTTAGAACGGCTGATGCCTTTTTTTCTACGGTTGTTTATGTTTTTATATAAGCTCATTTTTTTGCAACTTCATATGTTGATTCTTTGATGTGACTGCTCTCTCTAGAGATGCCACCACTTAGTCCTTGGAAAGATCTTTCTTGTATCATTTGTTTAAACTTTTAATTATCTTATATATAGACACTGCCATATATACTGTAGTGGTTACTGCTACTATTATAGAAGCTATAGTATCTATTGATTGTAGGGAAAAGCTAGTGATAGTACCCAAGATACCAACAGTTGATCGTGAAATTATTTCTTCCATATTATGCATTGTGAGGGAAAGTTATATCGGTTACTAATTGTGATGCTTCTTCTTCTGTTAGGGTTTCGTAATCATACATATCTAATACCCATCTACCATCTATGTCTTGTGCAGGTGATGACTCCCAACGAGTTCCTGATGTATCGTCACCCATTGCCCCAATATATCCACGACTCATCCCCTCAAGGTCTGCTCGGCTAACAGCATCTTCCTCGTTATCAAAAACCAAAAAACCTTCGGGTGTATTATCTTCGTCATCTATCATATATCAAAGTAGTCCTTGGAGTAATCCATTATATCATTTCTTTTAGTTGAGTAAAACTTATTAGAATTATTACTACTGTCATAAAAAAACAATTCTGATATTCTTCCATCCCAAGCACCATCGGAATTTGGATACTGCAAATGTCCACCTATAACAGCAGTACTTTGAGTAAACGGTGTACCTAATGGTGCTAAACTTCCTGTTGAAACTGCTAATGTTCCGTTAATATATTGTGATCCGTTACTTGTATTGCCATCCGAAAATATACTAAACATATTTAAATCAGTATTGCTTTCTACACCTGTATCATACTCTGCATCATAATAACCAAAATAATAATTGATATTTGGTTTATTATCAGTAAGTGCTGTATAGGATCTAGTAAGTCCTGAATATGATCCAACACTATACGGATGTGATCTAAAGTTATCAGCTATAATTCCTGTATCATCTGTATTACCTATCCGATCGGATTGACATACACATTGTGTAGCATAAGAGTTTTGTAGATCCAACGGTTGATCCATTGTTAATCGTACATACGGATTAACCCCGGTATTATCAAAACGAACAGTTGTCTTTTCATTAATAGTTTCTAGAACACCACGACTTGCTATCTTAGGTTGTCTGCTTGCTGTATATTGAACAGCATCTTTCCTGTCTATTTGATCATACCACTTTACTACACGAAGACCTGAGTTAATAAATCTACCTCTAATGTTACTGATCTTAATCTTTTGATCTATTCGATCTAAAACTAAATTCATACTTTGTAAAGCAAGATTACTTGCCTCAACTCGACCGGTTGCAGTAATAGAATAATTTCCCGGTCCCGTAATCCGTTGACCGTCTATAACATTACCACTATCATCTTTAAAGGTCCAAGCTCCACCACCCTTTCCGTTAGTTGGTTTAAACATTACATAGCCTGCACCATTTAATTCTACTTCATCTACAGTATATGTAAATCTAAGTGTAGTATCTGCCATATCGTATTTATTTATTCTACGATTATTGTCCCATTCTGATATAGGCATTGATACACGAGCACCTCTGTCCGATCTCCAATCACCGGGATCTACACCAATGGTATCAAACGAAAACGAATCAACACCATTGTTAACAAAGTTCTGTACATTTTCACCAAACTCTCCATCGTTTTTATGGAATCCATAAACAAAAGGATTCATTTCTTCTGTAATAAAATCTTTTACATTCTTTACATTTGTTTGAGGTGTTTCATATCTACCCTCATTAGTTCTCATAACGATAGGTGATGAATCAGTAACCTCTCCGTTTTCATCAAAGTATACAACGGCTTCAGTGTTATCCATTGTTCTACGAACACGGAATGCTTCGTTACTGTTTTTGATTATCTTTAATCTACGAACCTGAACAATAGTATCTCCTGTATTTGTAGAAACACCTGATGGGTCTTGTTGTGAAAAATTTGTACCGGATCGAGCCATTATATCAAATCCATAATTAACATTAACCGGACTAAACACTTCAGAACGAAGATGTAACTTTTGCCATTCGTTTCCATATATACGAACTGACTCACCTGTTCTATTTATCCCGTTTGTCAATATAGCCAAACAATGTCCACGATCCTGACCATTGTAAGCAGTACCATCTGCTATATTGTTTCCTTGCTCTAGTACTCTAACCTCTGCTTCTACTGAGTAGTGGTCACCTGCCTCTAGTCCACGGAATCTAGCTACAGATGTATATACTAATCCTGTTGTTGCTGTATCATCTGAGTTTACTTTTAATGTTAATATATCTGTATTGAATTTATCTTTACCGGCTATAGCACTAAATTTATCTCGATCAGTAGATTCATCATAATTGTCAGAATAATTCATTACTGTCCAAGTTGGATCACTATCAGGAACATCTTCTGTATCGGGGCTTATTGCAAGCTGTCCATTTAATCCATCACCATTCATAACCTCTGTAGATCTACCGTACTCTGCTGATACAACTCTTGTACTAAAAGATGCACCACCTATAGGTGCTAGTAAGCCCTCGGGATTTATTTTAACGGTTGTATTATTTTTTCTTAGACCGTCTATTTCCTTACCCTGCTCTTGTTGCAACCTACTTCTCCACTGATTGTTTCCTGTTAAATCTAGTAAAGTAAATTGTAATCCACAATCTTTTACAGCAGTAACAATCTTTGCAATATCTTCCCTCACTAAGCTACAGTTGCTTGCAATAAATTGTTTTATTTTAGTTGTGACTACAGCAAAATTGTCTGCAACTTTTAAAGCATTACGGTATCCGGGTTTACCTAAACCTGCACCACTAATTTTAAAGAAAACTAATTGAGATAAGTTAGATAAACTAGGAATAGTACCGGTAAGCATAGTTCTATTAAAGCTACCTCTTTGACCATCCTCTTGACCAAATGCTTGAAAGTTTCTTATATTGGTATCAATCGGTGTTTTAATATCACCGGTAAATCCATTACCATTAATTTGGTACTGAACAGTGCCTCCTCCTGTTACAGGATAATCAGGAACAGTACCTGTGAAATTATTGTTAGATATTTTTAACTCAGTCACGGGATTTCTAACACCACACCAAGCTCCACCTATTTTACAATTACTTAATATAATGTCACCACCACCTTTGAATTTAAAACCTGATGGAAAGTGATTGTTATTTTGAAGCTGACCATTGTTCGTTAAGTCAACTCTCTCACACTCTCTTAATGAATTCCAATAAATCCAAGGAGTTCCATTACCACCATAAAATCTAAATTGAAAACTTGTTGGATAACCCGTAGCACTTACTTCTGCTTTGTTAGTTAGTACGGGTGTATAGCTAATTACAGCAGATACAGTTGTTCCTGTTTGGGATGTACCGTCTCCGAAATAAACGGTTTCAACACTATCAAACCTTAGAACTATTTCTAATTCAGGACTAGGTCCTGCTAGATTCAATGAAGCCAAAGGCACACGAAACGGTGCAGGAGTCGGTAATTGACTTGCATCGTTCGTAACCGGGGAAGCTCCCTTGTCTTCCAATAAGTGGAACTGACCAAAGGGTATAGCTTTAAACGGATTCCCTAAGCTAAAGTTCTCTGATTCCACTTACGATGTTAACTGAGAAGCATAGATAACTGCACTTCCATCACCAATGAAACGAGCAAAGTCTGCTGTCTGACGGGCAATAGAATAAGAACGACCGGCATACAATTTATGTCCATTAGTAGTTGTTGGAGGACTATTATCAATAGTCATAAACACATCGTTTGATTGTACATCAAATGTAATGAACTTTGTATTAGCATCAAATGTAGCAAAGGTAGCTTCAGTTGATGCATCAGGTGTTAATCGTTGTGCACTAGCTCCCGTAACAGGTACAGGGTAGAGATTTGTTATGAATGAATTAGGCATAATTTATCTTGATTGTGTTGAAACATAAGTTGAGAACTTTCGTCTCACGAAATTGTTATTTGAAATTACATCTAGTTTTTCTAGCTCCGTTGCTAGATACTGACTTGCTTTGTTTTCTTCTTCGAATGCTTTGCCGGTCTGTCCATCCATTCTTAAGAAATCAGCATAAGCAGAATGAGCACCAAAATAAAAGAACTCAATAGGTATATCAGTAGAGGCTTCATTGAAATCAGTAAATTGTTTTTTGTAAGTAACAAAGACTCCTGTCGAACTACTGTCTTGTAAATTTAAAACATTAGCCCCATTTGAGTCAACATAAAAATCATACTCGTAAGCAGAGTTATTTATAAATGGTTGTGTCTTGTGGATTCGTTGGAACTCAGCTATTGTTTGTTTAACTCCGTTAGGATCAACAGCAGGTACTGTTTGTGTTCCGGTGGTAAAGTCTCTAGCTTCACCTACTACTAGATAAGATGTCCACATCTGACTAGCACTGTATGCCTCATATAGTCTACGATTAATGAACCTCTTTATATCTTCTGTTTCATCAGCAGTAAAACGATCTACACCTGCTAATGATCTAGTTAATTCAAATAATTCTGTAAACGATTTAACCATTATAATTTATTCGGACTGAGGTCAGGCATTTCCTTTTGGAAATATTGTAAAAATTCTTTACTATGGACTTCTTCTTGTCCGTAGCTTTTGACTAATCTAAAGTATTCACGAGCAGGTATTGTAGCAATACATCTACCATACACGGGGTGTGTTTTGCCAACATTGGTCTTGGCTTCTTTACGAGCTATGTTCACTCTTTCGTGTTCAGTAGCTTCTTCCTTTACGAGATAATCGTCTAGGTATTTATTTAATTCAGGTGATATTTCTTGTGACATAGTAAAAGGTAGAGGAGCCACCCATTGTGGATGACCCCTCTAGAATTAATTAAGCATCAATCTGTGTGATCTTACCGTGAGCCTGTGGGTGATAAACACCTAGTGTCAAAGTAGTATCAACATAACCTCTTTCACCACCACCGGTGTTAGGTAAACGAGTTGATCCCATTGGGATTAATTCGTGGATACCATAGAACTCAGGGTTAACTAAGTAACCTGTAGCAGTTGTAGTAGTACCTCCTGTAGAAGCAGGCATACAATCAGGGTTAGCATTGATGATGGAAACGATACCGTGATCTGATTGGTAAAGCTCAACAGACAATTTAATGCTTGCTGAATTACCATCGTAGTTCACTGAACGAACATTTTCTGTTACTCCACCTGATACACGAGCAAAGTCAGAAATCTTTCTACGAAGACCTGAGTCAGCTACAAGTGTAAGGCTGTTAGTATTACCTGTTTCACGGAAGATAGATGTGATCAAGTCATTGAACTCAGCTTCATCAAATGCTGTATCAGCATAGATAGATGAACCAGGTGTTTCAAAACCGGCAGGTACTAGGTTAGCAGGAGGGGTGTCATCAATGAATGCACCTAAGCCTGCCATTTTGTAGGCTTGTGCAACACCACCAACTGTTTTGTCGTTAGCTGAAGCAAGAGTTTTTTCAACATCTCGTTTTAGTTCACGGATTGATTTAGCTTCTGCTTGTGCAAGTTTAGCCGGTCCGACTGAGTCGACAGCTTCTTGTAAGTCAGAGACCTTGTAGTCTCTACGGAACTTTTGCACATAGTTGCCCATACGAGCACGACCTGCAAAAGCATCAGTGAAGATTGCTACATCTTCACCCTCGACTATACCATTGTCTGATGGAGCTGATAGTTTATCTACAGTCCATTCAACGAATGTTGCATTAGCTTTGGATTTGTTTCCAAGTGAAAGAATCGGAGTTTCTTCGGGAGCAAGAATTGTCAGTACATCTGTCAAGTCTTCACGATTAGAAGAAGCCGATCCCGGATCTTTTGTATATGTATTTGAGAATGCCATTATATTAAAAAATAAGGATTGTTATTGTTGAGTCATTTGAAGAGTTCTTAAACGAATAAAATCATCTTTGCTACCACTATCCCTAAATGATTGACTTGTTTCCTTAATGCTTTTAGCTTTCATAGTACTTCTATTTGTTGCTTGAGCAGAGTTAGGCATACTTGAATTAGGTGGGGTAATTGATCCTACCTTTTTTCTACCGTACATACTGTTAGCTGAATGAGCCAAAATATATGGAAGCTGTGAAGCAAGTTCAGGAACTGCTTCTTCTAACTTCTTTAATCTTGGATCAGACATCATAGCTGTATACTTTTGGTTGATCTCATTGTTTTCATCACCAACCCAAGTTAATTCTTTTTTAGCTTGAGTAGAGAATGCTTCTTTAAGTTGAACTGCTTTCTCTTGGTTCTGAATAGATCTTAACCTATCCGGTAAGTATTTATCCTTTGTCTTACGAGCATTACGAAGAGTTTGACGAACCTGAGACTTTGTTAGCTCATTACCGTTTACCTCCGTAATAATATCTTCTGCTCCATATCCGTCACTGTTGAAGATTAAATCTTCTGCCCATTCTATAACACCGTCCATCTCTACAGACTTATCCTGCAACTGTTCAATAGTTGTTAGCTCTGTAAAGGGATTATCTTTTATTTCTTCTTGTTTTGATAGTGGGTCTTGATTTTGTAACTCAGCTTCAAGTTGTGCAACCCGTTCTTCGGCTTGTTTTCTTTTAGCTGTAAGTTCACCAAATCTTGCAACTGCACGAGTTCCTAGCTTTTGAGATAACTCTCTAAGCTCCTCTTCGGACATTTCATCTAGATTGTACTGTGAAAGAACATTATCGTCAGTGCCCTCAATTGATTCACCTAATGGTTCCTCAACTAATTCTTCTGAATCAACAGGTAGGTCTTCTACGATTTCTTCTTGGACTTGTTCTACAACAGGTTCATTGGACTGTAGTTGACCTAAACGAGCATTGACATAGTCACTGCCGTTCATATTGGTTTTTGTTTCCATTGCAGTTTCGGATGCAACGATCTCCGGATTTTCTTCGTTCATAATGTACCACTCATTTACGGCTGAGAGATGCCGAGGTTTGTATTATAACACATTGTTTCTGTGTTTATCTATTAGACTTTCGTATTGTACGATTTCTAAAATTTGATCATAGGAAAGTATTCGTCCACTTATCTGTGTGATCTTTTGAGCATCTGCATTATGCAATTCCTCAATAGTTTCTTCCCTAAGTTGGTATATAAAATTCATAAACCGGGCAAAGTGCTCCAAGTCTCTGAGATATTTTACATCTGTATCTAAGCTAGTATGTTGATTCGACATTTGTATTTTGGGTATCTACTTCTCCTACGGCTGATGGCTGTGTGCCTATTCTGCCTATTTGTGCATTTTCTGCTTGTTGCATTTGGAATGTATACTGACCAATGTACTTCTGCATTCTTTGTGCAAATGCTTGATCTGATTGTAATCGTTGTGCTACATCAGGTTGTTGTGCATATTGCTCAATGAGTTGCATTGCTACTTGACCACCATTTGATCGTGCAGGCATTTCAATACCGGCAAAGATCTTGGCTAAGTCATCAGTTACATCTTTAATGATTTCTTGTTGTGCTACTTGAGGAGACTGTATAATACCATCTGCCAATACAGGATCGATCGATGATGCTATTGCTTTTAGTAAATTGTCTACATTGAATAAACCGTTACGGTCGTATTGAAGCATAGCTAACATACCTTGTAGTTTTTGTGCTTGTGCTTCCGGATCCGTTGTTAATACATCGTAGTTAATCATAATGTCAAAGTTCTCATTAGGATTACCCTTGTCGATTTGTACGGCTTCAGGCACACCTGTTACTCTAAAGAATACGGACTCAGGTCCAAATCTTTGGAAGCACTTGAATGCCATTGCTAATACCTTTGCATTATGTTGTAAAAATTTGTCGAGTAAGAATTGCTTACGAACTCCACTGATCTGACTTGTTTCATCTAAGCCTGTTAGTTTGTCAGCCTGTGCTTCCTGTGTCTTCTCCATCTCTATAGATCCTGTTGGTGGAGGAGGTGTAGGTGCAAAGTCAATATCACCTTTTCTACGATAAGGGATATATCTACCGGGACCAAAGTCAGTTGGTGCTTGACCTACAGGGTGTAATAGTGGTGGCAATGTAGCCAAGCTATTACGGTCAATACGAGAATCTCTTTCTAGTTTGATTTGATTCTGTATGCCTTTTAAAATTTGTGGGAATGTCATAGTGTCGTACAGTCTTTTGCTGTCTTCACTTAACTTAGTAACTACTACAGGATAATCTTCGTAGCCATTCATCAATTGATACTTGGCATAACCCGGTGTACTATCATCACCTGAGAACTCTCTATGAAATACTGTACAATATATACCCTCTGAGCCGTCTTCGGGATCAACTAGTCTTTGGTATCCATAAACTATTTCGATAAGCTCATCAGCCTCATAGACACTTTCCTGTATGTTTAGACCTCTTCGTCCTGTATCATTAACACTTTCTATAGTATCAACATTAACACCACGGTATTTATCTATAACATATCCAACAAAGTCTGCATCCCATCCATCTGTTACTACTTTGTTTTCTAGTTCTTGTGCTGTATAGTAAGTTCTCCAAAAACAATAAGGTGCTCGTTGTGGATCCGTCACATATGAAGGGAAAAAGAAATCCCCATCAGGTGCTAGTGTTTTAATTTCCGGGGCATCTACTTGTCTACGAACTATAGGTAGTTCCGTTTCTGAGTTGCTTCGTAACTCTTTGACTGCTTTCTTAGCAGACTTTTCTGTTACAGTATCAAAGGTAGTAGTAATTAAAGCTACAACCTCATCGTCTTGATTGCCATCTAAGATTGCACGATAAAGCTCAGGGTTCATTTGACCCACTTGATCCATAGTAATCTTTTGTTTTATCCTACGATCTTCTTTGTGCCAACCTACATAAGTAATCAACAGACCTCTTTCTAGCATATAGTTTGCACCTAGCTCCATCTCTTCCTTGAAACGAGAGATGTAACCACTAGTTGTCATCCACTTAAGAAAGTTAGATATAACTGTAGATCTAGATAGATCACCTGTCTCTACCGGGTATGCACGAATGTTAGAACGATTCAATGAAGACATAAACAAACTAACCAACCTTGTGATTCGTTCGTCAATTGTATGTGCCTCCATGTCTGAAGCACCCTCCCAAGGAAAAGCATCTGATCCGTGTTTCCTTAGGTCAGATGACTTACCTGCCCAAAAGTTTCTACGATCATCGTATGACTCTCGACATACATCAAAGTATGAATTGAGTTCTATTACAGTTTGATCATATGCATTTCTCAATGCATTGACATTGGGTTCATCACCAACATAAGTTAGTGACTCAAAAAAATCAGTATTCTCCATTTAGTCTAAGTCTTATATTCCGGATCAGCTTATGTATGTAGCCTTTATTGACACCAATTTTATCACACAATTCTAGTGGTTTCATTTCTAGGCATTCTTCGTTGTTGAAATACCTTTTGAGCATTTCCCAAGCCAACAATCTATCTACCTGTTCTTCTATGAACTCAGGATCAAGTGTTAAATCTTTGTGGGATATATCTGAAGGTACTGCCATTTGTGTCTTTTATTTCTTCTACTTTAATATTTTTACCCAAGAGTCTACCCCTAAATCTTCTTTGGATTACAGTTGGTACTCTCTTCTTAAGTTCCTTAATAAATGTATAAACATAGTTAGGGTTCTCGGCTTCGTGTGTTACTCTGCCCATATAGTACTCAGGTATTATTTCGGGTATCTGTGCTACTCCTATAATTTTTTCCTTAGCTTCTTCGTTAAGCCAAGTGTTCTTACCTTTTCCGGTTACTTGGTCTTCCTCACAGTATTCGTCTACTAAAGTCATAACTGTTAGAAATTCCATCTTTAATAATTTTGCTAGTTCTGTTGCTTTTATTTTAGCCATTAGTATCCTCCTTTGGATTTCATTGTTGCATTAAAGTCCCTAGCACCAATGTGATCAGGACCATCTCCTCCGTTAGCCATTCGTAAATATCGAATGCAATCGAAAAAATCTTTTAATGGTTCGTCTGCCTTACCATTACTATTGTAGTTAATTAAACTATCTATTAAGTTTTCACAACTTTCGTGTATATAACAGGTAGGTTTGTTTGCTTCATCGATAGGATAGTTAGGATTATAACTAAACCATTCGTCCAATGCACTAATACCTAAGTCTTCTTGCCTACCATCTGATGGTATAAATACATAACCGTGATCATAGAAGCTAGTATATAGGTCATCGTTGTGTTCATTTTCTTTAGAAAAGAATCTTGAGTCACCTATTCTTTCAAAAACTTCTATACCTAATTCCTCTTCTATATCTTTGAATAAGTCACAGTAAGCCTGTACATCGTATCCTATCTTCTTGGAAGCAGGACCTCTTCTCCATTTGGGATCTCCAAAGATAGCCCACTCACCGTAGGTAGCTCTGTCAGGAAACTCTTTAAGTATATGTACATCACCATTGCTGTGAACACCTGCCCATATTGCTGTGTAGTTTCTAGCTCCTGCCGGGTCAACTACCTGATAGAATGTAAAGTCTTTGCTATCTAGCTCAGGTGATTTAAAGCCGTGTTTGTTTGGTACATCTCCCAAAACATTTACCTCTGTAGAAAATAACGGAAGCAATGATGTCATTGACTTAACCGGTACACCGTAAGCACGAACAAGTATTTCTTCTTCGGTGCGACCCTTAAGATCTTTAGCTATACGATCATAGCCACCGAACGGGTTCTCATCAGAATGTAAATAAACTATAGAAGCATCTCTATCCGGGCTATACTGTTCGATAGGTACGGGTTTGTCATTAAGCAGAGATGCCGGCTTCTGTTTAATTGTTTCAGCATTTTTTAGATACTCAGATATAAATGGTGTAAATCCATCAATAGGTGTAAAGCCAATCAGTAGCTTTGAATCCCGTGTGGCTAAACGGAATCGTAATGTATTAACTAATGATGCATCACCAAGATATTCATCAAGCCAAGCTCCTATATTTAAACCGGTAGGTTTAGGAAACCCGAACTCAAATCCCTCTAAGATGGTTTGATTATTGCTGTACTGAGTATATGTTTTAAAGTCAACTCGGGTCCGTGTATCCGGGAATATAAAACTACTACCGGTAAATCCATTTTGCATAGAATAATTTATATACCCTTCTATACTCTTTGTTTTCTTACGAAATTCTTTGGGCATCATTTCCCATACAGCCGATTGCTGTACCTTAACAGAGGTATCTGCATTCTGAGAGAAGCATACGATATGACCATCTTCGTTTTCAGTTACTGCTTTCATAACCATCTTTGCACATCCTGTAGTTTT